AGATTTAAGAACATTTCAGCAAGAATATGAAGCAACGTTTGTCAATTATTCTGGAATGATATATTATAATTTTAGTAGGGAAAAAAACATTGTTGAAAAATATAGAGGTAATAGTTTGTTTTTGCACATAGGTTTAGACTTTAACGTTGACCCTATGTGTGCTGTAGTAACTGTAATAGAAAAAGATATAGTTACAGTTATAGACGAAATACAAATATATTCATCAAACACTAATGAAATGTGTGAAGAAATTAGAAACAGATATAAACATCAAAATATAATTATTTACCCAGACCCAAGTGCAAGGCAAAGAAAAACATCAGCTGGGGGTTTAACAGATTTAGCAATATTAAAAAACTTTGGTTTTGATGTAAGATGTAAAAACACAGCACCCTTAGTAAGGGACAGAATCAACGCAGTAAATTCTAAACTAAAAAATGTTGCTGGAAAAAATAGTTTATTTGTTTTGCATACTTGTAAAAATGTGATAAAAAGTATTGAGCGTCAAATTTATAAGGAAGGGACTCATATACCAGATAAGGATAGTGGATTCGACCACTTTAATGATGCTTTGGGTTATTTAATTGAATACAACTATCCTATAAGAAGAAATTTTGTACCAACTGAGCAAAAGAGGTGGAGTTAAATGGATAGGGAACAGCTACAAGAAAAACATCATTTATGGACAGCTAATATAAAAAACTGGGAGTTTTATATAAGGTCTTATTTAGGTGGCAATGATTACAAAAATGGAAATTACTTACATAGGTATATATTAGAATCACCGGAAGAATATGATGCAAGATTAAATCACACCCCACTTGATAATCATTGTAAAAATGTTGTACAAATTTACACTAGTTTTTTGTGGCGTGTTCCACCAACAAGGGATTATGGTAGTTTAGATGGGGATGAACAACTACAATCATTTATAAAAGACGCAGATTTAGATGGCAGAAGTTTTAACACAGTTATGAGGGAAGTTCAAATGAACGCATCCATTTATGGTAACTGCTGGGTCATAGTAGACAAACCCCAAACAAATGCAAAAACAAGAGCTGAAGAACTGGCACAAGATATTAGACCTTATGTTTCAATTTATACACCAGAAAATATTGTAAACTGGAATTATAGTAGAGCTAATAGTGGAAGGTTTTATTTAGATTATTTAGTAATAGTTGAAGACATAAATGATGAAAGAGCAATATTAAAAGTATTTACAGAAGAAACTATTACCACTTATGAAGTTGAAGAATATAATAAAGAATATGATGAAGGTGAGGTAAAGCTGTTAGAGGAAATACCAAACCCACTTGGTGTAATACCAGCAGTAAATGTGTACAATTTAAGGGGAAATAAAAGACCTATTGGTATCAGTGATTTATCAGATGTAGCACACTTACAACAATCTATTTACAATGATTATTCAGAAAAAGAACAGCTAATTAGATTAGCTAATCACCCTAGCTTGGTAAAAACACCTAATGTAGAAGCATCTGCTGGAGCTGGTTCAATAATAGAAATTCCAGAAGATATGGACAGTTCATTAAAGCCTTATATTATACAACCTAGTGGACAAAACTTAGATGGCATAATGAAATGTATACAAAATAAAGTAGATGCCATAGATAGAATTACACATATGGGGTCAGTAAGAGCAACTGGCACACAAATAGCTAGTGGTATAGCTTTACAAACTGAATTTCAATTATTAAATGCAAGGCTGTCAGAAAAAGCAGATTATTTAGAAAACGCAGAAGAACATATTTGGAGTTTGTTTGCTAGATGGTTAGAAAAAGAGTTTGATGGTTCTATTAATTACCCAGATACTTTTGATGTAAGGGACTGGGCGAATGATATGCAATATTTACAAATGGCAAAAGCTAGTGGTGTAAGATCAGAAACCTTTAATAAGGAAATAGACAAACAAATAGCAGATACAGTTATTGATGATAATGATAAAATAAAAACTATAAATGAAGAAATTGACAATGCTAGAACAGTAAGGGGTCAATTTCAAACAACTAATGTAGAGGGGGTAACAGTTGGCGAAACGGAAGAAGAGGCGAGTACCTAAAGACAAAAAAACCAAGATACCTAAAAAATATTTATCTGGTTTAAAAGGTGCTAAAAGAAGTAGGCGAGCAAGTTTAATTAAACAAGTAAGTTCATTATACAATAGTGGACAAAGAATACCTTTAGCATTATTAAGAAGAAGGACAAAAACATAATGGTAAGCAAATATAGAAAACCTTTATCTGCAAGTACACTTAAAACACTTAAAGCAAAAGCTAAAAAGTCAAAGTTGTTTAATTTAGCTGATTTGAAAGCTAGTTTTAGAAGAGGACAAGGTGCGTTTTTAGGTGCTGGCAGTAGACCACGCATACCAATGAATGCTTGGGCGATGGCTAGGGTTAATAAACTAATAAGCAGAGGTAGGTCTGGAACTTTTGATAAAGATATAATAAGAAGAGCAAGTAAAAGAAAGAAAAAAAAGTAATGGCAGAGTACAGAGGAAAACGTGTAAAGCTAAATAAACCTTTTAGATTATCAACAACAGAATCAAAAAGAAAAAAGTTTGGTGTTTATGTAAAAGAAAAGTCTACTGGTAAAGTAAAAAAAGTAACATTTGGTGCAAGGGGTATGAGTATAAAGAAAAATATCCCAGCTAGGCAAAAATCATTTTTAGCAAGAATGGGTGGTGTTTTAAAAGAAGTAAAAGGACAAAAAACTTTATCACCGGCTTACTGGAGCATAAGAGCTTGGAAGAAAAACTTCCCATTGTAGTAAATGTCTAAAGTATTAGAAAAATTAGCTGACCAACACGAAGAAAGAATTATTAATGTGTTATACAAGCTTGAAGAAGATATTATCAAGGAAGTAAACAGAGCCACTAAAGGGGAACTTGTATCACAAAGAATAGCAATACAACTACAACCTAAAATTAGACAAGCCATAGAAAATAACTTTTTAAATGAAGCAGACCTTATAATAAATGAAGAATATAATTTAATAGCAAAGGAAGTTTTAGCAACTTATGGAGCTTTGCCTATAGCAAAGAAATTCAAAAGCCTAACTGAAGTAGATTTGTCAACTATTAATGCACTAAAGTTTCAGAGTTATTCTGGTTTTGAAGATATAGGGGAAAGGTTCTTAAAAGTTATAAATGATGAACTTTATCAAAGTGCTATTGCTGGCAGACCACATCAAGATATGGTTAACAATATTAGAAGTCATATAAATGGTGTTTATAAAAAATCAAACCAAAGGGAAATAAATGAACTTGTAGATTATATTAATGAAAACAAATACGATATGAAAAAGAAAGTACAAGTAGAAGAAGCAGTAAGAAAACTACATACGCAATATGCAAGCGATAGAGCTGGAAATAATTTACGAAGGTATGCTGGACAAATAGCACACGATAGCGTAATGCAGTTTCACGGACAATTTACTATTGCAAAAGCAAAAGCATCTGGTTTAACACACTTTACTTATACTGGTACATTAGTAAGGGATAGTCGTGAATGGTGTAAAGGTATACTTGGCAAAACTTACACAGAAAAAGAAATAAGAAATCTATGGAACACAAGGTCTTGGAATGGCAAAGCAAATGGCGACCCTTTTATAGTTAGAGGTGGGTATAGGTGCAGACACACTTGGTTGCCTACTGACCCAAGTTGGGAAGTAGATTGACAGTTTAGTTTGTATTTTTAAAAAAACTTTGATATAAGTAAATTACAACTGGAGAATATACAAATGGAAAAACAAATGGAAAAAGATCAAGTGGAACAAACCACGCAAGTAAATGCAGAAGTAGAAACTACTAAAACAGAAGAAAAACCCAAAGAAAGAACTTTTACACAAGATGAACTAAATGAAATTGTAGAAAGAAGATTGCATAAAGAACGACAAACAATAAACAAAAAAATAGGAGTTGACGATTTAGATTCAGCAATCAATATAGTAAAGGCACAAAAGGAAACAGAAGAAAAACAAAAAATTCAAAAAGGTGAGTTTGAGGAAATATTAAAAAACAAAACCCAAGAATGGAATAAAGAAAAAACTAATTTAGAAAACCAGTTAAGGGATATAAAAATAAATAAATCTTTATTATCATCAGCATCAAAAAACAAAGCAATAAACCCAGACCAAGTTGTAGAATTGCTTAACAAAAATATTAAATTAAATGAATCTGGTAACGTAGAAATTATAGACAAAAATGGTTTAGCCAGATATAACAGTAATGGGGAACTTTTGACAACCGATGAATTGGTTCAAGAGTTTTTAACACAAAACCCACACTTTGTTTCTGCCAGTCCTTCTGGTAGTGGCTCTGTGTCAAATGTGGATAGGGGAGAACTCAGCTCCAGTTTTAAAATTGAGGATTTGGATATGAGCAACCCAAAGGATAGGGAAAAATACGCTAAGTGGAAACAAAAGCGAAATTCTAAACCAAGGGTTATACACTCATAATTTTTAATTTTTTTAATTTAATGGAGTAAAAATGGCAAACGAAACAACAAGTAGTACCACCTCGGTACTGTATAACGAAATAATCGCAGAAGCATTATTTGTCGCTAATGAGCAATCAATAATGAGAAATTTGGTCAGAAACTACACTATAGCTGGTGGAGGTAAATCAGTAGAAGTACCTATTTACGGAACTGTATCAGCATCAGCAGTAAATGAAGCAACTGATCTTTCAAATACAGCAGTAACCCCTACATCTGTTACTATAACAGCATCAGAAAAAGGTATTATGACAACACTAACTGATTTAGCTAGAACTTCAGCAGAATCAGATGTGGCTGGACAAATTGGAAAATTATTTGGTGAAGCTATTGCAAAAAAAATGGATCAAGATTTAATAGCTTTATTTGATGGATTTTCTACTAGCATCGGTGGTGCTGGAACTGAATTAACTATAGACAATATATTTAAAGCAGTTGCAACATTAAGACAAGCTAATGTGCCAATGCCTTATTATGGGGTTTTCAATCCAAAAGTTATTTATAATGTAAAAAAATCATTAACAAATACTTTTGTGAATCCTAATGGTGGTGACCTACAAAACGAAGCAATGCGAACTGGTTTTATAGGAACTATAGCTGGTGTTCAAATTTTTGAATCATCAAACGTAGATGGTACAACTGATACAGATAATTGTAAGGGTGGTATCTTTTCTCAAGATGCTTTAGGTTTAGCAATGATGCAAGACTTAAAAATTGAGACACAAAGGGATGCCTCTTTAAGAGCAGACGAAATTGTAGCTACAGCAGTTTATGGAGTTGGTGAACTCCACGATAGTTACGGAATCGAAATGCTTAACGAATCTGTTATTAACTAAATTTAAGAGGGTGGGAAACCACCCTTTTTAATTAGGAGTGTAAAATGACTACAGTAAAATTAGTAAAAGATGGAAAAGT